TTGACCGGAACCGTGGCAAGGCCGCGACGTCGGCCAGGACCGTGCGCGTGCGTCATGAGGCACAGATTGCCGTGAATCGGTTCGTCACGAGCTTGCCTGAGGAAGATCGTGCGGAGGCGATGAATGCCGCTGTCCGCCACCTGCGCACCCTTTACGGCGCCGGAGAGGGCGAGCGGGTGGCCGTGTCGCTGTTCGGTAGCCTGGCGTGGTCCGCGACGCTCCAAACAAGCCGCGTGGTCGCTCAGGCCCGTGCGGAACAACTGTTCGCTCGGGCAGCCAACGACGGGGAGCCAGCATGACGTGCGGCGCAATGGATATGGCCAGATCGCCCAGCAGCGGTGGTCAGTCATTCGAACAGTACGGCGTGAGCCGCTCGACCGTGCTGCGGGCGCGTCACGAGCTGACCGATGGCGGGGTGCGCATCACACTGCCTGCCGGCGGTTGTCTGACGGATGCGGAGGCCTGTCGGCTGGCCTGGGCGATCCTCAGCGACCTTGCGCCTGATGAGGTGGTCGCTGTCCCTGAAGTCGTGACCTATTCCGAGGCGCAGCGCCTGGCGGTGGTCAGGGCGCTCGGGACCGGCTGCCGGACGGCTATAGACGTCGCCGCCGCTCTGAGCTGGGGGCTGCGCACGGCCCAAAGGCGGTTGTCGCAGCTGGTCGAGGATGGCCGCGTCGAGACGGGCTCTACCGTCCGCCGGCGCCCGATCTTTTTCCGCCTGAAGGGGGAAGCATGAGCCACCCCTACTTGCCCCTCTATGTCGACGATTACGAGGCGGCGACAGCGCACCTAACCGCGGAGGAGGACGGCATCTATGGCCGGATGCTTCGCCTCTGCTGGCGGACTCCTGGCTGCTCGCTGCCGAATGATCATGGCTGGATCGCTCGCAAGGTCCGGCTCTCGGCGAAGGACTATGAGCGGATCGGCCGCCCGCTGGTCGAGGAGTTCTTCAAGCTGCAGCGTGGCCGGCTCGTTCAGAAGAGATTGAAGGCCGAGTACGATGACATTTCTCGGAAGAAATCCGTTCGCGTCAAAGCGGGAAAAGCTGGCGGGGTCGCGAAGGCACTGAAAACGCAAGACAAGGCGTCTAGCAAAGGCACTGTTTTGCCAGGAGACACGCGTGCGTCTCCAGAACCATACCCAGAACCAGATACACCTACTGACGTAGGTGTGACGCGCGCGCGCAAATCGGGGTTTGACGAATGGTGGGGAGAATACCCCGACGCCGTCGCCCAGCCGGTAGCCCGCAAGGCCTACGCCGCTGCCTGCCGGGCCATTGGCGGAAGCGATCCGGACGCGGTGCTGATGGCCGGCCTGCGCCGCTCCCTGGCCAGCGCCCGTTGGGCTGACCCGACCTACACCCGGCCCAACCCCGCGAAATGGCTGAGCGAGGAGCGTTGGAACGACCGTGACCCCGTCCCGCTGCTGGCCCGGGAGTTGGCAACCAAAGCCCCTGCCCCGATCGATGAAGCCTTCGTGAAGTCCCGCCTCGCCCTGCTGAAGGACAGCGCCCCATGCCCAAGCTGACCATGACCGTTCCCCCGGAAGTCTATGAGGCCGTCCAGAAGGTCTGCGGCGACGCGTTCGCGGACAGCTACCTGTCCGGCGCCGTCGTCTCGGAAGGCCGCCTCCTGCCCCGCACACAGCTGGCGTGGAGCCGGATCTACAACAACCGCCACGCCCACGGGGCTCTGCGGTCGCTGAAGGTCGAGTTGGTCAAGCCGCCGGCCTTCGATCCCGCCATCGACCGTCTGCCCAGCCAAGGACACGCCGCATGACCCGCCTGACCGCAAACCCCGCCCAACGCATCAGCCTGGAAACGAAGAAGCTGGGGCTTCGGCTCTCCGTCGTTCGCGGCAAGGCCGAGCAGTACCCGCACCTGAGCCTCGGCGGTCTGGTCGATGGCGCTGAGAACAAACTGGGCCTGCTGCGGCTGGATGACTGCGCCGACCTTCTAGACACGGTTGAGAAGCGGGTCGCGCGGCATCTGGAAAGCCTCGAAGAGGCCGAGATGGCATCGGCGGGCCAAGCCCAGGACCAGCTTCTCGCCGAAAGGGGCGTTGAGACTTTCGAGACGGGAACGCCGCGTTCTCGGGACGGCTGGCAGTGGCTGACCAGCCGGAAGCCCGCCCGCTTGACCGCGGCGCAGATCGCAACGGGCGACCAATACGCTGCCCTCTACAGCGCCTCGCTTCGCGATACGCTCTCGACGAGCTCCAATGATAACGGCGGCGGGGATCTGACGATCGGCCAGTTGAAGGGGCAAGCCGAGGCCCGGCACGCCATGCGCCAGCGCCTGGATGCCGTCCGCTCGCACATTACCGCATCGACGGGCTCTGAACGGCTCGCCAACCTGCTGGAGAGGGTCTGCGGCCGCGGGGAGACCCTCCGGGCGATTGCCGGCAACGATGAGCGCAAGGCCGGGAGCTATGAGGTCGAGCTGCGTCTCGCGCTGGACATGGCAGGCGTGGCGTTCAAGATAGGCGCGAAACGAGAGGTGGCGGCGTGACCGGATCGATCATCGAAACTGACGTGCTGATCGGCGGCCCCATGGACGGACGGCGTATCTACGTCCTAGACGGCCAGCGCGAAGTGCGGATGGCGCGAGAGGACGGCGGCCACGAGTCCTACCGGCGTGAGACGATCGCTGGTGAGCGATTGTCGTTCCTTGTCTGGAAGTGGGAGAGCACCTCAATAGACGATGCCCTTGCCGCGCTGATCTCAGGATACAGGAAGCCATGACCCCGATGTTCGAGAAAGCGCTGGACGCTGCCCTTGATCAACTTGTGGAGTGCCGGGACGTCAGTGACGGCGATGTTGAGAAGGCTCTCCGCGCTGCGTTTCTGGCGGTACGGGTGCCGGACGATCAGATCGTGAGCGCAGGCCAGAGCCTCATCGGCGCCTACGATATGGATAAGGCTTGGGGATCAGCTGAACTCCGCCGTTATCAAGCAGCCAACGCGTACACAGCCATGATTGGCGCAGTTCTCAGCGACCAATAGGCCTAGCCAGCCCCACCTATTGTGTTCCTGCGCAAATCAGGGCTACATAAGCCTATCGGCGCTTCCCGCGTCCAAATCGGCCCCGCCCTCACCGGCGCGGGCCGTTCTGCTATCTGAACCCTGACCATGTGCGGCGCTTCGGCAAAGGCTGGATCAGGGCGGAGAAGGCGGAGCCCCACGACCACGAGGTGACGCATGGCGGATGTCGGCGGCCTTATAGCCACCAGCCATGCCAAGCGCCTCGACTGTCTGGCCTGCGGCTCAACCTGTGAGCCCACCATCACCGCCCGCCAGACCATCGGCGGCGACCACTACGAGCGTCTGCGCTGCTCCCATGGCGACGGAACCTTCCGCCGCATCTGGGTCGGCGGATACCGCTAGGCCAGCGATGGCCAGCAAAGGGAGACGGTACGACGCAGAGCGGAGCCCTGAGGCCCAGGCATATCGCCGCCTCTACTCCCTCGCCCGATGGTGCGGGAAGAACGGACGCAGGGCCCGGCAGCTACAGGCGGAGCCCCTCTGCCGCATGTGCAAGGCCCTCGGCCGACTGAACGCCGGCCAGCTCACCATGACAGGGGAGCCGCAGGCCAACCCCCGCCGCCGCTTCCTCGTCGCTGACCACGTAATCGAACACAAGGGCGACGAGACCCTGTTCTGGCAGGGCGAGCTACAGACCCTCTGCCCCGACCACCACGACATCACGAAGCAGCAGCAAGAGAGCCGAGGCTATGTCGCCGGATGTGACGTAGCGGGCCGGCCGATAGACGCCAGGCACCCGTGGAACCGACCAGTTGCGAACCGGTCGCGCTTGACATCTGCCGACTAGCCGCAGCAGCAGTCGTGACATTTCTGCACCCACCACATCTAGAGGGCCCACTCTGTTGCCCTCACGACACGGGGGGTGGTCAAAATACCACACTTTCGTCGCTTCCGGACCGGGCTGCTCATTGCGTTCGCACCGAGACCATTTTCGCACCTAAAAGTTGAGCCACCCCCGTAGGGGGTGTTGCGTTCCAACCACACCGAGGAAATCGGCGCCATGTCGGAATCTACATCTGGTGGTTTGGTCGGTCTGAGTGGAACGGGCGAGCTCGTTCCGGAGCCGCACTGGCGGATGCTCCTGACGGATGATCTGGAGATCGAGGCAGCCGGCGAGTACTGGCGCCTCGTCACGACCGAGATGCGGGATCGACAGACGCTATCGCCAACAAACCGGCACGCTATCCAGCGGCTGGTCCTCGCCTACATCAACTTCGATAGGTCGAGCCGCGAGGTCGCCGAGCACGGCGCCGTGACGAAGCCTCGCCGCGGGAACACCAAAGCAATCGCCCGGATCAGCCCGTACTTCACGGCGATGCGCGAGGCCGGTACGGACGCTGCGCAGTTGGAAGCGGAACTCGGCCTGTCGCCGCGCCGCCGTGCCGCCGCGACTAAAGTCGAACGGAAAGCGAGGTCGGCCCGTGCGTCGGACTCCTACCTCTCCGCCGTCAACAAGACCGCCTGACCCGACCACCCAATGGGCGCTTGACGTCGTTGCGGGTCGCATCGTCTCCGGCGAGTTCGGCAAGTGTGCCGCCGAGCGCCATCTCAAGGATCTGAAGGACGGAGCAGCGCGCGGTTTGCGCTTCGACGAAGCGGCGGCCGCCCGGGCCCTCGGGTTCTTTCCCGCGGTCCTGACCGTCACGGCCGGCGCGATGGAGGGTCAGCCCTTCGTCCCGCTTCCCTGGCATCGGTTCGTTATCGGAAGCCTGTTCGGCTGGAAGAAGGAAAGCGGACGCCTGAGGTTCAGGCAGGCGTGGTTGGAGACCGGAAAGGGTCAGGCCAAGTCCCCCCTGATGGCCGCCATCGGCCTGTACATGATGGGCTGGCATGGAACGCGCCGTAGCGAGGTCTATGCCATCGGGCAGGACCGGGCGACGGCAAACGTCCTGTTCAAGGACGCCGTGGCCATGTGCCGGGCGAACCTACCGGACACGCCGGAGGATGAAGCTGACACGCTCGAGGGGCGTGGTGAAGTCGTCATCCGCGGAGAGTTGGACAACGCCTGGAAGATCGAGCACCCGGAGTCCGGTTCCAAGTTCCAGGCACTGGCAAACGGCGAAGCAATCTCGGGCCCGCGTCCCACTTTGGTTACGGCCGACGAGATCCACGAGTTCAAGTCAGGCGGACCGATTGAGACCTGGCGCCGGGCCATCGCGAAGATGCCAGGCGACGCCATGATGTTGCTGGGGACGAACACCCCGGCCTCTACGCAACTGGTCGGGACAGCCTACAGCGAGTTCTTTCAGCGCGTGCTGAAGGGTGAAGTTCTGGACGATGAGGCCTTTGCGTTCATCGCCCGCGTGGACAAGGCGGACCGGGAGACAATCTTCGACAACCCCGCCGTTTGGGTGAAGGCTCTCCCCGCGCTGGGGATCACTTTCCCGGAGGAGAATATTCAGGGAGAGGTCAACACCGCTCGCCTGCTCACCTCGACCGCGATGTCGGTGAAGCGCCTCTATTTCGGCATCCCGACCGGCGCCGTGGACTTCTGGATCGCCGAAGAGGCGTGGGCCTCGGTTCAAGGCGGGGTTGACCCCGACGACTTCAGGGGCTGTCCCTGCTGGCTATCACTGGACCTGTCGAAGAAGAACGACCTGACCGCCCTGACGGCCGTCTGGCTGAAGGACGGTAAGCTCTACACTTACACCTGGTACTGGACGACGAAGGACGGGCTCTCCGATCGGGAGAGGAACGCGAACGCCCCCCTGGCCCAATGGGTTGAGGAAGGCCATTTGATCGCGGTCCCCGGCGCGGTCATCGACAAGGCCTTCGTTGCGACGGTCGTTGCCGAGCTGTTCGCCCAACACGAGATCGAATTCCTCGCCTTCGACGCGGCCATGATCGAGGACTTCATCGCCGCCTGCGAACAGATCGGGCTTCCGGTCTGGCGCTGGAAGGGCCCGAAAGAGCCCGAGGGCGAGGGTCTGAAGTTGGTCGCGCACGCCCAGGGCACGCGGATCATGTTCGAGGATCGACAGCTCTGCATGCCCCGCTCAATCGAGCGGCTGGAAGACGCGATCCTCGAGAAGCGGGTCACGGTCGACGACAACCCGATCACCTATTTCTGCGCGGGCAACGCCCAAGTGATCGAGGACGGCCAGAAGAACCGGGCCTTCGACAAGAAGCGTTCGCGGGGCTGGATCGACGGACTGGTCACGCTGGCCATGGGCGTCGGGTCAGCGCTGGCGAATGAAACGACGGCCGAAAAGCCGATCTACGAAAGTCGAGGGATGGTGTTCATATGACCAGGGCCCTCACAGTCTGGCTCAAAGCGCACGGGGCCGACATCATTCGTGATGCGGCAGGTCTGATCGGCGGGCTGCTGATCTCGATGGGCGCCGGGGAGGTCTACCGCCCGGCTGGCCTGATCATGGGCGGCCTGCTGCTGGTCGGTGGTGCGTATCTGAGCGCCAGGAACCGCGCCTGATGGGCGGGCTGATGGGCACCATCGCCGGCAAGTCCGCGATGGTTCGCGACGCCTCTGACGATCGCTGGTTCGGAGGAGATGCGGCGACCGGCGGGCCGATTACGGCCGAGACGGTCGTTATGGCCTCGGCGGTGTTCCCGTGCGTCGCTCTGATCGCAGAAAGCATCGGCAGTTTCACGCCCGAGATCACCCGCAAGGATGGCGCGGTGATGGCTGAGCCGCACCCGCTGGCCGACACGGTCGCCTATGCGCCTAACCCCCTGATGACGGGGGCGGAGTTCTGGTCGACGGTCGCATTCAACGCCGTGCTGCGAGGCCGGGCCTACGTCGAGCCCGTGGTGCTTTCGCCGGGTGAAGTCGAATTGTGGCCACTGTCCCCGCTGCGGCTGCAAGAGCAGCACGGCGAGCGGACCTTTGGGGTCGACTACTGGTACGAGACGGGCCGATCGCGGCACTTCCGGGCCGGCGAGTTGTTTACCGCATCCGGGATTTCGGCGGATGGCATCTTCGCCGTGGTTCCGTGGAAAACCGCCAAGGCCGCGATCGAACTGGCGAACCTACTGGAGTCGTTCGGTCAGCGGTATTTCAAGAACGGCGCGCGCCCCTCGGGTGTGCTTTCCACCGATCAAGCCCTTTCGCCGGAGTCAATCCAGCGCCTCAAGGAAGAGTTCAACGGTAACTTCGCGGGAGTCCTGAACGCCGGCAAGGTCCCGGTGCTTGAGCAGAGCCTCACCTATCAGGCGATCTCGGCGTCGAACACTGACAGCCAGTACCTCGACATTCGCCGCAACCAGATCCGAGAGATCGCCCGAAACTGGCGCATCCCGCTTCACATGCTCGGCGAGGGCGAGGGCACCACAAAGAACCAGGAGCAACAGGCTCAGGAGTTCGTGAAGTTCTGCCTTCGCCCGTGGCTCCGCCGCATGGAGCAGGCCATTGAGCGCGACCTTCTGACGAGAGAGGACCGCGCCGTCTACAAGGTCCGCTTTAACATCGACGCCCTGCTCCGCGGCGACAGCGCCACTCAATGGCGCAACGCGGTTCTGGCCCGCACGGCCAGCGTCGCCTCGGTCAACGACATTCGCGTCAACTGGTTCGGCCTCCCTCGCATCGAAGAAGACTGGGCCGACGACCCGCGCGAACCCCTGAACAGCAACCGGGCTGCTGACACCCTCGAAGGCGGCATGACCGCACCCCAGGACAGGAGCGACGCATGAACGAGATCGTAGGCTCGCGCGCCCTGTGGGCGATGCACCCCGACGCGCTGAGCCAGCTTCTGGCCCGCGGGACCTTTGAGGCCATGCTTCCCGAGGCCCTCCGCAACCTAGCAGCTTTCGGGGGCAATCAGGCCCGCGCACCGGCCGATCCGATCCGCGATGGTGCGACGATGATCATCCCGGTCTCCGGCGCCCTTTCCCCGAAGGGCTCCTACGGCGGCACCTCGACCGAGAAACTGGCCGACCAAGTCCGCACTGCCGCCGCGGACGACAAGATCGGAGCCATCGTCCTGAACATCGCCAGCCCCGGCGGTCTTGTCTGGGGCACCCAAGAGGCTGGCGATGCCATCTTTGAGGCCCGTGAGGCCAAGCCGATCATCGCCGTGGCCAGCCCCTACTGCTTCTCGGCCGCCCACTGGCTGGCGACGCAATGCTCGGCCTTCTAC